TCATGGCGGACGAATTCAACGACATTGACCTTGCCCAGTTCGGTGCCGGCGCGCTCGGCGGAGCAGGGGCCGACGACCACTACGCCTCGCGGACGGGCTACCAGCCCGACGGCGTGCGTTTCGAGATCGTGTGCGACACCTGCGGGCAGCGGCAGCACGTCGTGGTGTCCTGGGACGAGTGCATCTTCGTGAGCCAGGGACAGCCGCCTCCTGGCACCCCGCACAGCCCACCGTGGGCCTACTCGCAGCGCCACGGGGCGCTCCACCCGAACGTGCCGTGCTGTCAGTGTCAGCGCCGCGACACCCTCGTGATGCTCACGCCCGACGAGGCAGGGCGCCACCTGCGGGCGGGTACGCAGGCGGGTCACGTGCCCACGGAGTACGTGGCGAACGCGGTTCGCCAGGTCCAGGCCGCCGCGCAGCAGTACCGGCGGTAGCGGGAGCCCAGTGGCGCGTGACTGAGTGCGCCGACACGACGACCAGCGTGACGCCCGAGGAGGCGTTGCTGATCCTGGAGCCCTACTTCCTGGTGATGCGCGAAGCGTTCATGGACGCGGGGCTCACCGCTGCCAAGCGCGTGCAGCTTTACGTCGCGCCGTCGATGCACGATTCGCCGCGGCACTTCGCGGGGACGCGCGACGACGGCATCGTGATCATGCTGGCGCCCGAAATGGTCGAGCTACCGGAGAACACGGTGGCGGCGATCGTGGCGCACGAATTCGGGCACGCGACCGACTTCCTGTACCCGGGCGAATTCGTGCTCGGCCCCGAGCGCGTAGCGGTGCGTCGCGACCGCTCCGCCTTCGACAGCGACGACCACTGGGTGAAGTGGGTAGCGGAGTGGCACAAGCGCGACGACGACGTGATTGAATTCGTCGCCGACGCCATCGCGGAGCTAGTGACAGGCCGCCGCATCGGCTACACGGGCCCGTGCAAGCTGCAAGCGTTCGACCGTGGCAAGGCCCGGCCGCAGGGGCTGCGGTGAAGAACCGGAAGGGAACACCATGACCAAGAACCCGATGACAAGACTGCAAGCGCTGGAAAAGTCACTGGGCGGCCCGGAGGACGTGCCGCTGCTCGTGGGGCTCGACGAACCGGACAGCGAAATCGTGGAGGCGCTCGCGAGCCTGGACTCGGACAGCGAGTACCATTTGCGCCTGCGGGACTTCAGAGGAGCGCCCACGCTGATCGTGACCGCGCGGAAGGCCACGCTTGCGGAGGTCGCAGAGCTAGAAAAGCTCTACGAGGATACCTCGCCGGAGGGAGACGACGAGGCGGACGATGACGACACGGATGATGACCCCGAGGCGGACGACGACGAGTGACATGCGCTACGCCGCCGGCATCCTGCTCGTCGCCCCGACCGGGCGCATCCTGCTGCTCCGGCGGAGCGACGACGGCACGTGGGCGCTCCCCGGCGGCATGGTCGAGCCGACCGATGCGGCGCCCCCGTACGCGGCGCTGCGTGAGCTTGCGGAGGAGACGGGCCACCAGGGCCCGGTGGACATGGAGCGGGCCTCGCTCGACGTGACCCGGAGCCCGGAGGGGCTGGTCTACTGGACGTTCGGGGGCCAGGTGCCGCGGGAGTTTCGGCCGCGCCTGAACGCGGAGCACACGGCAGCGGGCTGGTTCGCCGTCGGGGCGCTGCCCGCGCCGCTGCATCCTGGCGTCGCGCGATTGCTGGTCCGGCTCGGCTGAGTACCGAATTTTTGCCTTGCCTTGGAGGCCCATGTAGCCTGCGGGCGCATGGGCTCCCCCGTCGCGGTCGCGGTCTGGTCGGTCATCGGAGGCTTCGCAGCCTACCGGGCGCTGGTCCGACCCGTGCGCGCGGTGTTCGACCAGGGCCAGGTCACGGACTGCCCCGGGGGCGCGGGCTGCACGCCGACGCTGGGCATCCGCAGCACGTCGGGGGTCGCCCCGGTGTACGCCCTCGTGAGTGGCACGGCTACGCGCGTGGCACCGGACCGCGTCGAACTGACGAGCCGGCACGAGCCGGTCATCGTGAGCTACTTAGGAGCGCTCGCGCCCACTCTCGCCCCCGGCCAGGTCGTGCGGGCCGGGGACCTGATCGGCCAGACCGACCACGTGAGCCTCGCGGTGTCGCAGATCCAGCGTCTCGCGGGCGGCGCGCTGGCCTCGGTCGCAATCGAGCCGGCAAGCTGGCTTGCCACGCGCGGGCTACGCGCGGCCACGAAGCTCACGCCGGGCACGCTGTGGTGCCAGGGTGGTCGGACGCTCGCCGTCCCGCAGGACGTTGCGCGCTGTGGAATGCGCCTGCCCGAGCCGTCAGGCTTCTCTCTGCTTCCGGTCAACGTACATCTCACCTGAACGAAAGAACCTTCCATGGCACTCATCGCTACAACCTATTCGACCACCCCGCCCAGCTTCGACATTCAGGCCGTCGCGGCCGGCGACGCCGCCGAAATGGTCGCGCGCCTGAAGGCAGCCATCGCGGCTTCGCCGCAGTTGATTGCTGATTTGCAGATAGCCGGCGCGGGCGCTGGGCCGCTTTGGGAGGCATGGCTGGTCCGCGGTGACGACACGGTTACGGTGGACCCGACCGTAGCCGACGTGGTCGCCGCTGTGGCGGGCAATCCGATCGAGGCGCGCCTCCTGCTCACGCAGAGGTTGGCCGCACTCAACGCCATCACGCCGATCAACCTTGTGAACAAGGTGGTCGTGGCGGGCGGCGGCGTGGGGCCGACGTACATGGCCATCGCGCTGGTCACCCTGGGAGGCGGGTAAACATGGCGCTTTTCGAGGCACTAGGAAGCGGAATGGCTCTCTGGGGCGTGGAAGCCGGCGACGCCACAGAAATGGAGTCACGCCTCGCCGCCAAGCTGGCCGAGGCGGCGGCGTCCACTGCGGATGCCGCGTGCGAGCTTCAGCTTGCCGGTGCGGGAGCCGGCCCGCTCTGGCAGGGTTGGTTCGTGACCGCTTCGTCGATCGCCGTCGGCGCCACGTTCTTTCCGTCCAATGCGCTGGTGGCGGCCGCCGTCGCGGGCAATCCCGCGGAGGCACTGTTGCGCCTGAAGCAGCGCATGGTCGCCAACGGCCTGGACGTGGTCAACAAGGTGGTGCTGGCGGGAGCGGGCGTCGGGCCGACGTTCATGGCGCTCGCCATCGGCCAGACGGGCATCTGATGAATCCGTTCGGCGCCTTCATGCTGGGCGGATGGGGCTCCGGGCTCTACCATCGCGCTGTTTCACGACGGGACAGTGGTGTTTCCGATGCCCACGCAGGCTGGGTTCGCTGGTACGCTGGTCAACGTGCCTCTGGGCTGCGCGGCCAGCAGCGGGCCTACTGCGTTTCGTCCAACGGCGTTTTTTGCCAGGTCCGTCGGACTGCCTTACTTCGATACTGGGTTGATTCCGCCGCGTCCTATCTGGTGGGACGGCGCGCAGTGGGTGGATGCCGCTGGCTTGCCGGTTTAGGCAGCGCCGACCGAAAACTTGCGCCAGGCAACGGCTCCGCCGTACCCTGACGGGGTATGGCGAACTTCCAGAACTACGACCCGGCCGACCTGCTGCTGTCACCCCGATTGACGGTCACCGGGGGCGATCCGGGTAGCTCGCTGGAGGGCGTGAACACCAGCAAGCTCGCCGACGGGTCGCTCTGCGTTGTGCAGGGCACACCGAACACCGTCTACCAGCTTCAGAAGTCGCTCACGGCGGGCGGCATCGCTCCGAAGGCAGGACCGGGCCGCTGGTTCCCTCTGGCAGCCGGAGGCGGCGGTACTGTCGCCCCTTTCACCGAGGTATACTACACGGACCCCGGCACGGCCGTTCTCCCCGCTGACCAGACCGGATCTGTCGCTGCTCCGTATATCACCATTCAGGCCGCTGTTAATGCCGCTGTAGCAGCGCTACAGACGACGTTTTCGGTCATTATGACTGCGACGACATACCCGGAGGCTTTGGTAGTTCCAAGCGGGGTGTCAGTCGCTCTTGTGACGGAAGGAATTGCTATCCTTAATTCGTTGCAGATTTCTACAAACGCCTCCGTTTTTTCTGGGCGAGGACAGATTGGTGTACTTACCCTGATACTTGACGGACCCACGAGTCAGATTGTTGGTTATGTGGCGACCTCTTTGGGTACGGTAACTCTAAATGACCAGTGCGTAATCAGGCTAACCGGCGAATTTGCCGGAGGTAACGTCACGGCGGGAGTGGGCGATATAGGTACACTGATCTACTCGTGCTCTGACGTTAACGCCGAACAGGTGGGCATCAATACGAGCATACTAGGTCTTATCAATACCCCGAACATGGACGTTCAGGTATCAGGCTGTCTAGTCGAGCGTGGTATCACGGCCAAATCTGGAGTGTTCTCCCACTGTCTAATCATCCCCGATGGTGACCTTACCTTCGCTGGAAAGTGTGAGATAAGCGATTGCCAGTTTGGAGCCGTCGGCGCCCCTTACACAATTACCCTTAGCGCGCAGGGGGCTATTCTCAAGGACTGTGATTTCCCCGGAGTCGGGGCGAACCTTCTGATTGATAACTCGGCGGGGTTGCTCGCCTTGGACCCGTACACGTTCGAGAGATTCTACACATCAGGCTTTAACGTCACCACCCCTGCTAACGTGGCAATTATCGGCCAGCTTACGAAACGGATCGCGGGAGCGGTATTCGTGGTCCCTGCTTTAGCGGCGGGGGCTCATGTAGACGTAACGATTGCCGCGGCGGGTGTGCAGCCTATCGAGCAGATCGTGTTAAACGGTACCTTTGCCCCTCTCGATGATATATTCCCAGCGATAGCGAACTGCACCTCTATAAATTTTGTGACCGTGCGCTTTCAAACGGTTCTCGGGTTTCCGGGCGGCCCAATTACTCTCGACATATACCACACGTTCCCGACTACCCCGTGATCAAGCCCGCCCCCTCCGCATGGCGCGCCCTGGGCGTCGGCATGAGCGGCCACGACGTGGCCGCCTGGCAGAGCGTGCTGCGGACCTATCCCCGCCCTGATGACTGGGCCGCCGCCTGGCCGCTCACGGTGGACGGGCGCTTCGGACCGATGACCCAGGCCGCGACGCGCGCCTTCCAGATGCAGGCTCACCTCACCACCACCGGCGTGGTGGGTTCCGAGACGCGCGCCAAGCTCAGCCCGGACCTGTTCGCTGCGCCGCTCGTCGTGCTGACAGCCGACGCGCTGCCCATCACATTCGTGCAGGCCCGCGAGTGGCGCTGGGTGGACCGCAAGACGGTGGACTGGATCGTCATTCATTCCGCGGAGGTCTGGGAGAAGCCGAGCAGCGCGGAGGCGGTTGCGGCCTACTTCAAGAATCCGAACCCGCCGGCCAGCGCGCACTTCACGGTGGACTGCGACAGCATCGTGCAGTCGGTGCGGACCGAGCACATGGCGGCGCACGCTGGTCCAGCAAACCGGCGCAGTATCGGCATCGAGCAGGCCGGCTACGCGAAGCAGAGCCGCGAGGAGTGGCTCGACGACTACGGGCAACGAATGATACGGCTGGTGGCCAGGCTGGTGGCCAGGGAGTGTAAGACCTGGAACATCCCGCTCGTGAAGCTCACGCCCGAGCAGATGGTCGCCGGGGAGCGGGGGCTCTGCGGGCACGTGGACGTGAACGCGGCCTTCCCGGGCAAGAGCAAGCACTACGATCCAGGGCCGCACTACCCGTGGGACGTGCTCCTCCAGTGGGCGAAGGAGACGACGTGAGGGAGTACCAGTCGAACGTGAGCGCATGGGACAAGGCCATGCGGGGTCCGGGGAAGGCCAAGGCGAAGTTCACGATCCTCTCCATCGAGGAGATCCGCCCCGACACTTTCCAGGTCGTGTTCGACACGGGCGCAGAGGGGCAGCATAGAGCCCGCTTGTACCCGCAGGGGGGGAGCCTGGAGTCGGGCACGTACGGATTGAGCAAACTCACTGGCGAGGATACCCCGGAAGGGGCCAAGATCCGCAAGGCGATTGCGGCTTACAAGCGCACGCGCGAGCACGAACCGAACGACGACCAAACCTGGCGCGACGTGTACTCGCGCGAGTACGGCGCGGCGGAAGGCCGGGGGCTCCAATCCTGGCAGGCCCGCGAGGAGGCGTCGCGGACCGCGTGGCGCGACTACGAGGCGCGCACAGGCAAGCCGGCGCTCATGCGGAACGCCGGGCTCCCTGCTGGCTTCGATTCGTTCGACGCGGAGGACGTGTTCGGCGCCGAGATGCAAGATCCGGGCACGGGGCCTTCGGCTCCAGGCGCCGTATTCAGCGGGGTCAAGCGCGGCGACGTGGTCCTGGTGGGTCCGCAGCGCTACGAAGTGCTGCAAGTCTGGGACAACTACCACGCGATGGTTCAGAAGCCGGGCGCGAAGCGCAAGGCGTTCGCGCTGCGGCAGGACCGGCGGCCAGAGGGAGAGGTCATCGAAGTGCGCGAGCAGCGCGGTACCCCCGAGACGACGCTCGCCGGCCCGGTGCTTGCGGCGGTGCCGCTCGATGCGGTCGAAGTGCTCGGGGCACATCGCCCGAACGCCTCCGGCTACTACGTCTGGGCGCTCGCTCGCGAGTCGAACACCCCTCTCGCCGAGGGCCCGTGGGGTCCGTACGACACCCTGGAGAGCGCCAAGACGTTCGCGCGCATCGGCGCCACCGAGGGTGCTCACGACCGCGCGGTGAGCACCGGGCTCGATCCGCAGGCGCTGAGCTTTCAGATCGTGCGGCGGTACGAAGCCGGCACGGGCGAACGCTTGCTGTAACGAACCGAAGGTAGACCATGAACTTTCAAGGGTTCCCCCCGAGCCTGCTGATCCTGTCGCCCCGGTTGACGCGCACTGGTGACCCTGCCGCGAGCGTCCAGGGCATCAATACCACGACGCTGGCCGACGGCGCGCTCGTCTACTGCGAGGAGAACAAGGCGGAGTACCAGCTTGACCGCACGAGCGCGGCTGTCCCAGACGGTAACGTCGTCATCGCCCCCGTGGCGGGGCCGGGGCGATGGTTGAAGGTGCTGCCGGCGGGCGGCGGCGGCGCCTGCACGTCGAACAACCTCACGATCACCGGGCTCTACGCTTGCGCGGAGAACGACTCGAACACGGCCAGTGGCCCGGCGAGCTTTGCTATCGGCACGAGAACACTTGCGAGCGGCGATCACTCGCACTCCGAGGGGTTCGAGACGCAGGCAACGGGATATGCGGCCCACGCCGAGGGAGCCGGGTCCATCGCGAGCGGAGACGGCTCGCACGCGGAAAGCGGCAGCATAGCCAGCGGCGAGGAAGCGCACGCCGAAGGGAACGGGACTGCCAGCGGAGACGGCTCGCACGCTGAAGGGAACTCGACGGCCAGCGGCGACGTGGCACATTCCGAAGGTCGCGATACCCAAGCCTCGGGCGAGGCTTCGCACGCCGAAGGGTTCCAAACTCAGGCGTCAGGCTACGCTTCGCACGCCGAAGGACGCTTCATTGACGGCTCCCAGCAGAGCGCCAGTGGCGTCGCGGCCCACGTCGAAGGATCAGGGAATGACGCGCGTGGAGAGTCAGCGCACGCCGAGGGTGAACGCAATCTCGTAGGTTACTCGCCGCAACCGGGCACATTGGCGGCGGGCGGCACGACCATCACGATGGTCGGGGACCAGACGTTCTTGTTTCCTTTCGGTGCCGCAGGCGGCTCGGTGATTCTGGAGCCAACCGCGCCCGTCGCCGGACCTCCGGTCACCGTGACCGTCATCGACTGCCCGGTCTGGAGCAGTGGTCCGAACGAAACGACCTTCACCCTCTCCGCGCCCATCGACGTGACGACGACAGGCGTGAACGTC